GTATTTCCCCATGGTCAACGTCAAGCAGGCGCCCACCGAAGAACTGGCCGCGCAAGTCATCATGAGCCAAAAGGCCATCGGCAACGTGCCAGCGGCAGCGGTGCCGTTCTTCCCCGGTGCCTCCATCCTCATCACCAGCTGGGACAACCTTTCGATCTACTGGCAAGAGGAAACCCGCCGCCGCCTCTTCACCGACAACGCCAAGCGCGACCGCTACGAGAACTACGAGAGCGTGAACGAAGCCTATGTGGTGGAGAACGTGGGCAAAGCGGTGCTGCTGGAAAACATCGAGCTAGTTTGACCGGGTGCGGCATGACATCCCCCGCCCGAGCACACAAACTGCGCGTGCTGGCCGAGCTGTCGGCCAGAGCGGCCCCGCACGGCCAAGAAGTGCGCGGCAGTGCCTACGAACTGATGCTGCGCCAGCTGGCTGAGCACAAGCGCCTACTGCGGAGCATCCAGTCGGTTGCACGCAAGATCGAGGCAAAGCGAGAGCTGCTGCCCGTGTACGACGAATACCTGACCGGCGCCCTTGCGGGTGGTCAGGGCGGGCACGACATGGTGCTTGTCACATTGATGGTGTGGCACATGGACACCGGATCTTGGCTGCGTGCCCTGGAGCTGGCCCGCTACGTCATCGACCACGGCCTGGCTATGCCTGCCGACTACTCGCGCACGCCAGCCGTGATCCTGATCGACACAGCGGCCACTGCGGCGCTGGACGGCAAGCTCTTTGGGGACGAAGCCGTGCGCGTACTCGCCACAGTGGCGCAACTCACTGAAGGCCACGACGCCCCGGACCAAGCCCGAGCCAAGCTGCTCAAGTCCATCGGCTACGCCCTCATCGGCCGCACACCAGCCCATACGCCCGACTACGCAAATGTGGACGAAACCAAGGCCCGTGCGGCTATGGCGCACTTCACCCGTGCAAACGAACTGTTCGCGCAGGTGGGCGTGAAAAAAGACATGGAACGCCTGGAGCGCCGCATCAAGGCGGCCACCGGCACCGACTGAGCGTACCCCGCACCCCGGCGGCTCCGGGTGCCGCGACCAAGCGCACAAGCCTATCGGTCAACGCACCCGGACCACCGCCGATCTATTCCCATCGACCCGAGGCCCGCCCGTGAGTTTTGTCGCCACTGCCTATCCGCCCATCGAAGCCGAAGACGCCCAGGTCGAAAACGACCCGTGGTTTCCAGCCATCGACGCGCCCAAGGTCCGCGAGGCCTGCCTGCTGGACGGCACCGTGACGGCCGCACGCCTGGCCGAAGCCATCGGGGGCGCCATCGACGCGGTGAATGCAGAGCTGCGCACCTACAAGGCCGACCAGCTCGCCCAGGGCGTGGACTCGCTGGCGGATGCCGGCGACGGCCGCCAGGCTGGCCGATACCTGCGCGCCATCCATGCCCACGTGCAGGCCGATCTGGCCGAGGCGTACCGAGAAATCGACACCACGCCCCACAACGACAGCAAAACCGAACGCATCCGCGAGCGCATCGAAGCCAAGGTGGACGAACACCGCCGCAAGCTCCGGTGGGCAATCTCCGACCTGTTGGGCCGGCCGCGCACCACCGTGGAGCTGATCTGATGCGCGCCATTGCACAGCAGCACGAAATGCTGGACGAGCTGTGCCGCCGCACCACGGGCAGCACGGCCGAGGTGGTGGAGGCCACCTTGGCAGCAAACCCAGGCCTGGCCAAGCTGGGGCCGCGCCTGCCAGCAGGAACCGTGGTGCAAATCGTTGTCCCGCCAAAGCGCACCCAAAAACAAACCATCAACCTGTGGGACTGAAAACACCATGGACCGTGAAAGCATCATCAAAGCCATCGGCGTGGAAACCGCCAAGGCATCGCCACCCGTTGCCGTAGTGGCCCATCAGGCCGTCAATGGCTGGACCATGAGCCACACGCTCACCGCCCTGACCATCGTGTACGTGGCAGCGCAGCTGGGCTACCTGCTGTGGAAGTGGCGCAATGAACGCGCCGAGCGCATCGCAAAGCAGGCCGCGTGCGAGGTGGCACAGTGACCACCAGCACCCGCCAGCGCATCGCCGTGGCGCTGCTGTCGCTATCGGCCGCCGGCTTTGCCACATGGAAGGCCAGCGAAGGCGACGGCCCCACCAGCGTACGGGCCGATGGTGCCGTGGTGCACCACCCCTACGTGCCCACGGCGGGCGACGTGCCCACCATCGGCCACGGTTCCACCCGGTACGAGGACGGCACGGCCGTGCGCCTGAGCGACCCGCCCATTACTCGCCAGCGGGCCGAGCAGCTGGCGCGCAACCTGCACAACGCCGACGAGGTGCGGTTCAAAGCCAGCCTGCCGGGTGTGCTGCTGTACCCCGGCGAATTCGACCTCTACCAAGACTGGGTGGGCCAGTTCGGCAGCGGCAACTGGCGCAAGCCCAATTCCCCACGCACCTGGCTGCTGCGCGGCGACTACGTGGGCGCCTGCCAGGCGCTGCTGCTGTGGCGCTTTCAGGCCGGCCGGGATTGCCGCCTGCCGCAGAACTGGGGGCCGCAGGGGTGCAAGGGTGTGTGGATCCGGCAACAAAAGAGGCATGCGGACTGCATGGCGATGCAATGAGCCAGGCCCCACACATCGAGCCGCTGGCCACCTACCACCGCGAGGTGTTCGTGACCAGCTCGCGGGCGAGAACCAAAACCAAGCCCGCACGGCCGGCGCAGGTGGAAATCTGCTACCAGGCGCACGGCTTAAGCCTTGTTATCGCCATGGCGCCCGTTGATGCCGAGGCCGTGGCCGAGGAACTGGTGCACGCCGCCGCCCGCGTGCGCGAAATCAACCTGTCCCGCGCCGCTGCAAAGGAGCCGAAATGCTGACCACCCTGCGCGCCAACGCCTGGAAATACACCGCCATCGCCCTGGGGCTGGGCCTGGGCTTCGCCCTGGTGATGCAGCCCCTTCGCCTGGCCGAAGCCCAGCTCGAAACCGCCCACACCGAGAACACCCTGCAGACCGAGCGCACCACCGCCGCGCGCATGGCCCTCAAGACCTCAGAACGCTACCGCACCCTGGAAGGAAAACACCGTGACGAAATCGCCCAAACCGACACCACTGCACAAACCGCCCTTACTGCTGCTGATGCTGGCCGCGCTCGCGCTGTTGATGCTCGCAACCGGATGCAGCGCGACCTTGCCGACTACCTCACCCAGCACCGTGCCGCCGCCCAGGCTCGCGCCGCTGCCGGCCAGTGCGCGCCAGACACCGCCCCCGCCGATCTGCTTGCCGACATGCTCAGACGCGCAGACGACAGAGCGGGAGAACTCGCGCACGTTGCTGACACCGCCCGCGCCCGTGGGCTCGCCTGCGAGCGCGCCTACGACAGCGCCCGCAACATGATCGAGGCCGCCCAAAATGGAAAAGCCGAGTAGCCTGCGCGAGACGCTGACCAAGGCCCTGCCGTCCGTCAAGAAAGACCCGCAGAAGCTGGCCATCTTCATCACCGGCGGCCGGATCATGCACAGCGGCACCGACTCGCTGTCGTTTGAGTACGCCTACACCCTGCGCGCGCTGCTGCTGGACTATGCGGGCCATGCCGACGCGGTGATGGCGCCCCTGGTGGAATGGATGAAGCGAAACCAGCCGGAGGTCTTCGAAGATCCCGAAAAGCGTGCCCGCGCCATCCGCTTCGAGGCCGAGTATCTGAGCGCCAAGGCCATCGACCTGCAGATTGACCTGGAACTGACCGAGCGCGTTATTGCGCGCCCGCGAGCAAGCGGCCCAGCCGGCGCGCTGGAACTGATCCACCCCAAGGAACCACCGCCACAGCTGGCGATCCTGCAGGCCGAACACTGGGAGGTGTACCTGCGCGACGAGCTGCTGGCCGAGTGGGACTACGCCCCCCGATGAAATACCTGTTCACCGCCTGCTTTCTGGTGTGGGAGGGATACAAGCGCATCCGTGGGTGCTGGCGCCGCTGGGTGCGTGCCCGCCAACGTGGGGAAGGTTGACCGATGGCCGACGACTTCATGCAGCTGGAAGACTGGCTGCAACCCCTGCTGGATCGCCTGACCGATGCCGAGCGCCGCAAACTTGCCCTCGACATTGCGCGCGAGCTGCGCCGCGAGAACGCCGCCACCATCCGCGCCCAGCACGGGCCGGACGGCGAGGCCTGGGAACCCCGAAAGAACCCGATGCGCGACCAGCGCGACCAGCGCGGCCAGTTGCGCAAGCGCAAGGCGCAGAGCATGTTCACCAAGCTGGCCGGCGCCAAGCACCTGCGCGCCCAGGTCGAAGGCGGCGACGCGGTTGTGGGCTTTGCGGGCCGCACCGAGCGCATAGCGCGCGTGCACCACTTCGGCCTGCGCAACAGCGTGAAGCCTGGCGGCCCGCAATACGACTACCCGGCCCGCCCACTGCTGGGCATTTCCGACGACTTCACCAAGCAGCTGCAGGACCGTCTGCTGTCTCACCTGGCCGGGGGGTGATCTGCTGAATGTGTGCGTCTTGCACACAGGGCAAACCGCGTGCGTTTACGCGCACGCGCGGGCACCATCAAATGCATGGATCGCCCCGTAGATCAACCCGAATCCCCCTTTGAAATCCTGCGTCGCCTGGACAACGTGGCGCGCATGGGCACTATCGAGGAAGTGCGCACCACCAAGCCCGCGCGGTGCCGTGTTCGCTGTGGCGACATCCTCACCGGCTGGCTACCGTGGGTAGCTGGCCGCGCAGCGGGCCAGAACGGCGCCATCTGGTGGCCACCCGTGAAGGGTGAACAGGTGCTGATGCTCGCCCCCGGCGGCGACCTGAGCAACGCCATGGTGATGCCTGGCGCATTCAGCGACAAGAACCCGCAGGCCAGCGAGAACCCCGACATATTCCGCATGGACCTGGGCGGCGGCGCCTACTTTGAACACGACGCGGCGGAGGGCGTTTTCAGGATGGAGGCCATGGCCTCCATTCACATCATGTGCATGGGTTCGTTCATCACCATCACCGAGAAATCCATCACCATGGAGGCCGGTGGCGGCACCTTGGTGCTGAACGGCGACGGCATCACCGTTACGCCCGATGTGCTGGCCAAGGGCATCAGCCTGGTGAACCACGTCCACCCTGGTGTGAAACAGGGCGGCGACCGCACGGAGAAGCCGGAATGAACCGCACCACCGGCCAATCCATCACCGGCCTGGACCACCTGCGCCAGTCGCTGGGCGACATTCTCACGACGCCCATTGGCTCGCGCGTGATGCGGCGCGAATACGGCTCGCT